AAAGCGGTGAGGCTCTTTTAAGTATTGCAAAAAGTTTCAATTCAATAACTACAAGCAGAGATATAAAACGGCTTAAAGATAAACAGTCCAGAGGTGAGCGATTAACTAAAAGCGAAATTAAACGACTAGAGCGAGAGGAGAAAGTACAAAAGGCTTTTGCTATTGCACAGGTAGCAATTGACACAGCAAGGGGTATAAGTGCGGCGGTTGCAGCGGGGGCAGGGCTTGTATTTCCCGCTAATATTCCCGCTATACTTGCAGGAGTTTCAGCGGTTATAGGTGGAGTAGCACAAGCAAATACAATCTTAGGAGAGTCTAGTAGTATAGATGTTGGCGGCGCGAGCAGTTCAGTTGGGGATATTTCAAACGATGTAACAGGAAGCGCACAAGCACCATTAAGAACTATTGAAAGTGGGAGTACTTTACTTAACCCAGAACCGCAAGTTGTAGTAGTTGTAGAAGATATTAACCAAGGTCAAAACTCTGTAGCGGTTATAGAATCACAAGCCAGTTTTGGATAACGAAAAACCCCATAGAACAGTATCCTATGGGGAGCTAAATAGGTAGGCACGCCGCCACCCTTCTACGTGATTATTGGTTTCTATTTAGCGAAGACTATTAATGTCCGTGATTCACTCTAGTTAATTTTGCTCCTGATATAGGCTTACTAAAGCCTTTTAATTTTTCTAATCCAGAACTTCTAGTTTTTGAAGGTGCTTGATACCTAGATTGTTTTAAAAATTTATAATACATATCTAAATCAGAAGAAGGTTTTTCTATCCTAAACTCTTTAGTTATTTCCAATTCATCTAAAACATTAGGGATGAAATCAATAGAAGTTAACTTAAAGTAAGCACTAATTAAATCTTTATGCTTTCTTCTATCTAACATTTCTCTAACTGTGTAGTCTTTAATCTTACCAAAACCCATTTTAGATTTAAATGTAAGTACTCTTTTATTCGGAATCATAATCTTTATTTTGAACAAATATAATAAAATAAAACTAACAATTCTTAAATCTTATAATACTATAAGGTATGGATTTAATAGAGTTAGAAATTCCCGATAGTGAGCAGTTAGATTTTCAAATTGCACTAGTAGACCAGCCAGCAATTGAAAGTGATTGGATTGCATTCGATAAAGTTAAACAACGATTCCAAATAGAGTCTAAGGATAAACGAGTAGTAAGCGGTTATGCAATGATTGCAGACTTACCCATCCCTAGACGGGGCGAAGATGGTGCACAGTTTAACGTAGTGTTTAGAAAGGACGGAATACAAAAGATAGCGTTAAACTTCTTTAGAAACGGACTAACAGCCAACACAAATACTAATCATGAAACGGGTAAATTTTCGCAAGGGGTTTATGTATTCGAATCTATTATTATAGACTCAGAGCGTGGAATGAAAGCACCAGATAAGTTTAATCAAGAGGCAGATGGTAGTTGGTTTATCTCAATGAAGATAGACAATGATGATATTTGGAAAAGTGTTTTAGATGGAACGTTTAAGGGTTTCTCAGTAGAAGGATTATTCGAAGAATCATTTGTTAGTCAGTTAGAAAGTATTTTTAAAAAGTACAAAGACCAATCTAAATAATATTATAAATAAACAATTTATTAATTATGAGTTTAAAAGAAGACGTAAACAAGCTACTTGTTAAGTTCGGATTAACGGAGTCAGATGTTATTGAAACAAAAGACGAAGCGAAAGAAGAAGTTAAAAAGGAGTTTGACAGAGAGAAATTCGAAGACGTTTCTTTGCTTGATGGTACAGTAATAATGGTTGAACCTGCTTTAGAAGTAGGCGCGGCAGTTGTTGCAATGGATGATGAAATCCCTGTACCACTTCCAGTAGGTGAGTATGAACTTAATGACGGACGAATCTTAGTAGTAGTTGAAGCAGGTGTTATAGATGCTATCAATGAAGCTACTATAGAAGAGGAAGTTATCGAGGAAGAACTTAACGAAGAAGTTAAAACTGAATCAACCGACAAGGAACGAGAAGCAAGAAGAGTTATCGAATCAATCGTAACAGAAAAGGTATTTGCATTAGAGGAGAAATTCAAAAAGCAAATAGAAGACTTAACTACTGCACTTTCAGAAGAGAAAAAAGAACGTGTAGAGTTTAGCAAAGAATCTTTAGAATTAATTTCTAAGATAGGCAACGAGCCGAAAGAAGAGCCGAAACAAAAGCAATTTAAAGCATTCGGTAAAAAATCAAACAATATTTTTATAAAAGAATAATATGGCATTTAACGTAGCAGCCCTAACGGCATACATAGAAGACCAAGACTTTCCATTAATTGCTCAAATGCAAGCACATGGAGGATTGGCAGAAGTTGTTAATATCCAAACAGGTATTAAAGAGAACTCTCATTTACAATTTTTAGACACAACAGTTGTCTTCGCGGCCGATGCCTGTAGCAGAACGCCAGCAGATACAACAACTTTCACACAAAGAACAATCGCAGTTGGAGCAATTCAAATATCTGAGAACCTTTGTACTTTAGACCTTAACGGATTCTGGACTCAGACAATGGTTAAACTTGGAGCAGATGGAGAGAAAGAAATCCCTGGAGCTATCGAAGGTCTTTGGATGGAAAAGAAAATCAACGCTATTCAAGCACAATTAACTACTTCTGATTGGCAAGGTGATACAGGTTCAGGTACGAACAACTTGTCATATTATGACGGAGCATTAAAGATTATTGATGCAGATGGAACAGTAGTTGATGGTAACACAGGAGCGGTAACAGTAGCAACAGGTATTACAGTAACAAATGTACTTGCTATTTTGGATGCAATGTGGACGGCTATCCCTGATGTGGTATCAGATGCGACAGACTTATCTTTATGGGTTCCGACTTCGGTTTACAAAACCTATGTTGTAGCACTTAAAAACGCTAACTTATTTCACATAGCGCCTGATGATAAGCCTGAGAAGTTCTACGGTACTGATGTTAAAATCAGAAAATCTGTAGGTTTGCCAGGAGTAGCAGGAACAGAAAGAATGATTCTTGCAAGAGATTCTAATTTAACAATTGGAATGGATGGAGATGATTCAGAAAAATTAGAAGTATGGTACTCTCAAGATGATAGAGTAAACAAATTCAATGTTAACTTTAAAAGAGGTTATCAGCACGCTTTCGGAAATGAGATTGTAGAATTTACTTTAGTACCTTAATAATAATATTTAGGGGGTGAGAGTCCCCCTTATTTAAAACTTAAACAAAATGGCAGAACAAGCACCATGCCCATTAACTCAGGGCTTTTCATACGAGTGTGATGATGCAGTTGGAGGTATCAAACAAGGTAGTATATTAATTACTGCTTGGGAGAATATAGTAGCAGGCAGTACAATTGTAGCGGGAGAAGTGACGGTATTAACACAAGAAACAGCTACAAGTTTTTATAGATACGAAGTTAAAAAGAATATAGCAGGAGCAGTTACAACAGAGAACCATGACCCTTTATTGGGTACAACGTTCGAAGAGACTGTAATGAGCTTTATGATTAATAAACTTTCTAACACTAAAAACGTAGAGTTGAAACTATTAACTTCTAATCCAGTAGCAATTATTTATCAAGACTCAGCAGATGGTTTATATCATATTATGGGACTAGATAGCGGAGCAGAGAAAATGGGTGGAACAAATGGAAGTCAAACGGGAGTTCTAAAAGGCGAACAAAACGGCTATCAATTAGCGTTCACATCACAAGAGAAAAACTATCCTTACACAGTTGATTCAACAGTTGTAGCAGGATTAACAATAGCTTAAAATTAATTAGGGGTTTTACTTTTAGGAGTGAACCCCTTTTTGTATATTTACAATTATGAAACTAAAAGCAAAATGTATCGGTAGTATAATGAATGGTAAGGCAGAGAACGGCATGTTAATTACTTGTACTATTGTAGATGATAAGAGAGTTTTTAAGCTCTATAAAGATTTAGGTTTTGATGTATTTGAAAAGAAGGTAAAGGATGAATCTACAAAAGGGGATTCTAAATAGTAACGTTTCGCTACCACTCCAAGAGTCTACGACTTTAGGCGGTTCGGTAGTGTATTTGTTTGAATGGCAGAATGACCAAACGAAAGTAAAGTACTATGCTATTTGTCAAGATGTGTCCACGATTGGAGCGCAACGAGACAGGGCAAATATGTTTGACATTACAGAAGGAATAAACGACCCTTTATTATCCAAGGTAATACTTGGGAATGTTGGTAGGTATCATTTAACAATATGGGAACAACTAAGTACTACAAACTTAGACCCTACTTTATCAGATGTATTAGAGCCTATCTTTAGAAGTGAATGTAATCTGTTTAGCACAGAGACATCACAATATATTGCGCATGAACAAACAGTAACTTATATAGCACATGAACCTTCAATCTAATTATTTTATTGGTAGTAGTGGAAAACTCTTAAAGTTTGACGCTCACAAAGTACCTGTGTTTAAAGAAGAACGTTCTGTTGATTGGGTAACTTGGGGTTATGATGCTACAGATAGAACATGGAATAATCGTTACGGTGATTATTTAATATGGCTTTATAATTCAAGCGCAAAGAACAACGCGATTATAAACGGAAAGAATACTTATATCGTTGGGGATGGTTGGACTGTCTCAGAACAAGGTTTAAGTTTTAAAGATAAGATACAAGCAGGAGGATTTAAAGCAGGCTTAGAGGCTTCGAAAATCACTCGTGATATTTCATTAGATAGAATTATATTCGGTGGGTTTGCAACTGAGGTAATCCCAACAAAGGATAGTAAGAAGATTAATATGCATCATATAGACTTCTCTAAAATCAGAGTAGGCAAAACTATATGGAATGAAGACGGTATAAAAGAACCAACAGTATATTATTATACAGCCGATTGGTCAAGTAGAAAACCAATTAACA